GTTCACCGTTCACCGCATCACTGCCGACTACCGCTACTCTGATAATACAATCGTTGGCGAAGGTTGGATCCGAGAATGTATCTGGGAGGCGCAAGACTTAATCGACAAATTGAGAGCAACCCGACCCGAACTTTACAATTTTAAGATTACATCTTCAACCTACGGATCCGATCGTTAAGTGTAACTAACACCGCCGGCCCCCTTTACACTTAAGGGGGGCACGGTTCGGTATATTTAGCGCGTGTGCGGGGCCTAGGGAACCTACTGATACAACCCAATTTCTCTCTTCTGTTACACACCCGGGGGTAGGGGTTCAATTCCTGTGATACTGTAAACAGGTACCCCCCTAAAAAATGGCCGACGCCCCGTCACTGCAGCTGCGTTGGGCCCAAGGCGAGGTGTTTTCGAGCCGTAAACGCTTCCGGGTGTTGGTTGCGGGCCGTCGATTCGGCAAGAGCTACCTGTCTTGCATCGAATTGCTGCGTGGAGCAATCGAAAAGCCCGGCGAAACCTTTTTCTACTGCGCCCCGACCTACCGGATGGCGAAGGACATCGCCTGGAAGGCCCTAAAACGCCTAGTCCCCAAGGCCTGGATCAAGTCCAAAAACGAAACCGACCTCAAGATCGAGCTTGTCAACGGCAGCACCATCGAACTCAAGGGCACAGAGAACGCAATGGCCCTCCGAGGCCGAAGTTTGAGCGGCGTGGTACTCGACGAGGCCGCGTTCATGGACTCCGAGGTCTGGTTCGAGGTGATCCGCCCCGCTTTAGCCGACAAACAAGGCTGGGCCCTCTTCATCTCCACTCCGGATGGAACAGCTAGCTGGTTCTACGACCTCTGGTGTTATTGCGAAGAGGAGGATTCCGACTGGGTCCGGTGGCAGTTCACCACCATCGAGGGCGATAACGTCCCACCGGAAGAAATCGAAGCGGCCCGTGGCCAACTCGACCCCCGCACCTTCCGCCAGGAATTCGAGGCCAGCTTCGAGAATCTCTCGGGCTTGGTCGCGGTCAGCTTCTCGGACGCCAACATCGACCCGGTAGTCCAAGACCTGCCGATTGTCCCGCTGCTGGTGGGCGTGGACTTCAACATCGACCCGATGTCCGCGATCTGCGCGGTGAAAAAGGGAGACGACCTGTGGGTATTCGACGAAATCATCATGACCGGCGGCGCCACCACCTGGGACCTGTGCGAAGAAATCCAGCGCCGTTTCGGCGTGGAGCGCCGGATCATCGCGTGCCCCGACCCAACAGGCGGTGCCCGCAAAACCAGCGGCGTTGGAGCCACCGACCACAACATCTTGCGAAAGTCCGGCTTCAAGGTCTCCAGTCCCCGCGCCCCCTGGAAAATCCGCGACAAAATCACGTGCGTCAACACCGCCCTCCTAGACGCATCGGGCAACCGCCGCCTCTTCATCCACCCGAGATGTAAAGATTTAATAAAATCCCTGCGCACTCTGACCTACGCCCCCAACACCGGCCTTCCCAACAAGAATCTCGGCGTGGATCACGCCTTCGACGCGCTCGGCTACATGTGCCTCCAGGTCTTCAACCTCGCCAAACCAGAAACAATGAAGTCCACCGATTATCGTGTGTGGTAGCTACTGGAGCAGTTATGCCAAAGTCCGGTTTGTACGCCAACATTGCGGCAAAACGCAAGCGCATCACTGCCGGCAGTGGCGAAACAATGCGTAAGCCTGGAACTAAGGGCGCCCCCACCGCTGCTGCGTTCAAGGCATCTGCCAAAACCGCCAAAAAACCCAAAAAGAAGTGACCATCCACACTTACCAGGGCTACCCAACTTATATCGAGGTCGATGCCGATACAGGCCTCACCGAGGTGACATTTACGTTCAAAACTCCCCGTGAAGCCCCCCTATTTGCCGGTTTCATGGGCAATGTCTTCACTGGCGTCGAAGTTTTGGTCGATGTAGACGGCGACATCGAAGAGGACTCGGACGATGATTGACTACTTCTCCTGCTGGTGAATCCAAGTCTTGAGTTCCGCCACGTACTGGCGCAATTCTTGTGCTTTAGCGGCGTGCCAGCCATTTCCGGTTTGTCTGTATAGCTCCCCGTGACGATCTATCGCCATCAACATCTGATGGATTAGCACGTTCCACGGCGCCCGGACAGGTGTATTCCACTCGCGCATCGTAAAGACGCCGGGTTTACTGTCAAAATAGGTAAGAAGTAGGAGTCAAACCGTGGTGTACAGCGCCAACATTCCCCCAACTGGCGCTGTCGTCAGCGAGTCCCCATTTGTCCGGTCCTTGGAAGTGATCGGGATGATGCCGGACTGGAAGGTCATGGCTGCCGTAACCAACGGAACCAATTATCTCCGGGACCAGGCGGAGTTGTACCTCCCCCAGGAACCCCGCGAAGACGACACCGCCTGGCAGGCCCGCATCGACCGCAGCGTCCTGTCCCCCTACACCAACCGCCTAATCGAAACAGCGGCTGGCGCGGTCCTCCGCAAACCCATCCACATCGAGGGCGACCCGTACTGGGCCGAACTGGCACAGAACATCGACGGAATCGGCTCCAGCATCAACGAATATGCACGACGTGCATTGGTAAGCAGCCTGACGTACGGCCATAGCGCCATCCTGGTTGATTTCCCGGCTGCCACTGGCGCAATCAACCTGGCGGAGGAGCGTGCAATGGGCCGCCGCCCGTACTTTGTCCACGTCGATGCCACTCAAATCTGGGGCTGGCGTAAGGACGCCACCAACCGGCTGACCCAAATCCGGATCCACGACTTCGAGTACCGCCCCTTGAACGAGTTCGGTGAGGAGCAGGTCGAAGTAATGCGCGTCATCTACCCGGGCCGTTACGACCTGTACACCCTGGGCCGCAGCACCGAAACCGTAGACCTGACCGAATCGGGCGGCTTCAGCCTGAACACGATCCCAGTGGTGCCGATTTATAGCAACCGCCGGGGTGTTTTGATCTCCCAGCCCCCCTTGCTGGACATTGCGAATCTAAATATCACGCACTACCAACGTCAAAGCGACCTTATCCACGCCCTCCACATCGCGGCAATGCCCACCCTGGTCCTTGAGGGCTGGAACTCCGACAGTAGCGATGCCACCATCGGCGTGAACTACGCCCTGGGCATGGAACCGGGCCACAAGGCTTATTACGTGCAGTCGGACGCCACCAGTTTCGACGCCCAGATGGCCGAACTCCAGAGTCTGGAGGGCCAAATGTCCACCTTGGGCATCACCAAGTTATTCGGCCAGAAGTTCGTGGCCGAGTCTGCCGAGGCCAAGCGCATCGACCAAGCCCAGGCCAACAGCGTCCTCTCGATCATCAGCCAAGAACTGGAGTCCTCGTTGAACCAGGCCTTCGCTTTTGCCGCCCAATACGTGGGCATGGAGCCCCCAGAAATCCACATCGACCGCGACTTCGACTACTACCGCCTCATCGGCCAAGACATTTCCGTCCTGGCCCAACTCAACCAGATGGGCAAGATCAGCGATGGCACGCTGCTGGAGATTCTGCGCCGTGGCGAAATCCTGCCGGACAACCTCGACATTGAAGAAGAGGAGCGAGAAATTGCGCTGATCGAAGAACCCACTCCAGAGTCCAATACAATGACGGAATCGGAGGTTTGATGACATGGCCGTATCACCTGGCACGTATAACATCCTCCTGCAGCGCCGCGCTGACTACGTCATCACACTCCAGTTCAAGGACAGCACCGGCAGCCCGATCAACCTAACCAACTGGACCGTTTATTCCCAGGTCTGGAACCGCGCCCGCAGCACCAAATTCGCTGATTTCAGCGTCACTTACACGAATCGCGCCACCGGCCAAGTCTCCATCGCCCTCACCGACGTCCAAACAACGACGTTACCGGACGAGTGTTATTACGACGTCCTACTAGAAAATCCAAGTTCTCTACGAGAGTATTACCTCGAAGGGATTGTTTACGTCTCTGAGGGGTACACAGCATGACTAACGTAACCATCAGCGAAACCGCCAACACGGTTGTCGTCGTCGATGAAAACACGCTCGTCGTACAGACCACCGGGCTAGGCCCCCAAGGCCCCGGCGGTGTCCTCGGCCTGTACGGCAACTTCATCGACACCACCGACCAACCAATAATTTCCGGCAGCGCAGCCCAAGTCGTTGCGATTGGCACAACGCTGGAGCAGCGTGGCGTCACAATCACCTCCGGCAGCCGCATCACATTTGAACTTGCCGGCACCTACTCAATTCTCGGTGCGCTCCAAATCACCAATTTCGGTAACACCACAACAGAAGTAGATGTTTTTCTCCGCAAAAACGGAACCGACATCACTAACACCAACACCCGCATCGACCTGGAGCAACGCAAGTCAGTAGGCGTCCCCTACCACGATCACGTTTCACTTGAGTATCAAATAACTGTCGCAGCCAATGATTACATAGAGCTGTGGTGGGCTTCGCAAAGCACCGATGTCCGGCTGGAGGCGCTAGCCGCCACCGCAGTACACCCACAGGCACCGAGCGTGCTTGTCAACGTGGCGCAGGTCATGTATTCCCAGGCGGGAGTACCAATCGGTGGTGCAGCCGGCGACATCCTCGTCAAATCCTCGGCCACCAACTACGACACTGCATGGACCGACGCCCCGACGGTAGACAAGCTCGGCCTTGACGTAGCTGCCGCCGAAACCATCTCTACCGGCCAGATCGCTTGGGACGCTGCAAATGCCACCCCAGTTGTCCGGCACCGTCCGAATGTCATCGGCAGGCTTGGGCAGGATCAGCACTGCCTGTGCAAGAACACATCGGGCGTGTCGCTCATTAAAGGCAGGGTGGTGATGTTCGCTGGCGCCGACTCAGTGTCGGGTCGCATTGAGATTACCCCACTGGTGGCGGACGGTAGTTTGCCTGGTTATGTCTATTTCGGCGTGACGGCAGAAGCAATTGCCGCTGGCGATTTTGGTATGGTCTGCACCTTCGGTTTTATCGAAGGCATTGACACTTCCATCTACCCGGAAGATTCAATCCTGTGGGCCTGCACGGTGAATCCTGGCGCAATGGTGTTGGAAGCGGATTTGCAACCCGCTCCTGCGTTGCACATTCCAACGGCAGTGGTGGTAAAGAGTGATGCAACGACGGGCGTCATTTTTGTCCGGGCAAGCACTGGCGCAGAACTGCGGCTACTTCACGATGTTTACGTTGATTACGTTGCAGACGGCGACGTTCTCACTTGGATAGACGCTCTTAATAGATGGGAGGGCAGGGCACCCGCAAATAACGCCCCACGCAGCATCACCATCGCGGGCCCCCAAATTGGAGACAGCTTCACGCTGTTCCGCACCACCCGCGAAACCACGATTACCAGCGCGGTTGCGTTGGTATCCGGTGGATCGGTCACCTATGAGCTGCGTTACGCCGCAGATCGCAGCACGGCAGGCACGCTCGCAACAGTGAGCGACGCCGTAACCAACACCACGACAGGCGATTCCGCGACTGTACAGAACCAACCGATTGCCGCCAGTCGCTATGTCTGGGTAGAAATTACGGGCGTAACTGGCACGGTTGACGAGTTCAACTTGTCGGTTGCGTTCTGATCTAGACTGGTACCACACGAAAGCCCCGTAAAGGTTCATGGCAACCTTCAATAAGTTCAACTCCTTTGTGGAGGCGCTGGCCGAGAAGGTCCACAACCTCGGCAGCGACACGCTGACGGTGGCGCTCAGCAACACGCTGCCGGTGAACACCAACACGCAGCTGAGCAACATCACGCAGATCAGCTACACCAACATTCAGAACGGCACCACCACCGGCCGCAACTTGGCTGGCGTGACCTCGGCCCAAACCACCGGCACCTACAAGCTGGACGCCAACGATCTGGTGCTTACCGCCACCGGCACGGTGCCCACGTTCCGCTATGTGGTGTTGTACAACGACACCGCCACTAACGATGAGCTGATCGGCTGGTACGACTACGGCGCGACCGTGGACCTGCTGAACGGCGAAACCTTCACGATCACCTGGGATGCTGCAGGCATTCTGACTCTGGCCTGATAACTGACACGGAGGCAGGACCATGGCTGTAGCCCATAGTGCTGCCTCGGAGTCCCATACAGGGGCAACAGGTTCAAGCAACCAAGCGGCGTTTTCGTGGACGCATACACAGACGGGTACACCTCAGGGTGTGGTCGTTTTTGTGTCCACTTTTGTCAGCAACGCTGACTTAATTACCAGCGTCACCTATGGCGGCGTGGCACTCACGCGGCTTGCTGGTGGTGCCGCACTGGACAACGCGGGTGAGACGGGCCGCATTGATGCGTTCTTTCTAGGCGCAGGTCTTGGCACCGGCAACCAGACAATCACGGTCAACCGGACCAACAACGCCACCGTCATGTATGCGGCGGCAGCCACCGTCACCGCTGGCGCCAATACCGCAGTCCCCGAGGCAACCATCGTCCTACTGCAGGGCGATGGCACGCTGACGGTCCAGAGCGTTGATGACACATCACCCGGTCAAAACAGTCTCCGCTATGCCGGCACCTACTCCGGTCTAAACACACCACCAACAGCCGGTACGGGCAGCACGCTGCTCAACTCAATCGACATCGGCAACTACGGCGCGGCGTTAGTGCGTGAGACCACTGCCGGTCAAGGCGCCCGGAACGTCGGCTTCACTGGCGCCACGGACGATCGTGCTGCAGTCCATCTCGCCATCCGCGAGCTGGTGCCACGGACTGAGACGCCCATCGTCGGCACCTTCACGTTTACGGGCAACGACGCCACCTTCACCAAGGCCAGCCCGAAACTGCTGACGGTTGACGCCGGCACATTCACCTTCACTGGCAACATTGCTGACTTTGCCAAGCAGTACAAGATCACCATTGATGCAGGTGATTTTGCTCTAACCGGCAATGACGCCACGCTGGAGCACAACCCAGCGATCACAGCAGAGACTGGCGCGTTCAGTTTCACCGGCAACCCGGCAACATTTACCAAGGCGGCAGCAAAAGCGATTGCTGCTGACGTTGGCACATTTGCGCTGA